TCACAGATAAAACCAAACAAGTTTAAAACCAATTGCTGAAAAAATTATATCTAATCTCTAAAAAATATTTAGAATACCAAAAAATTTATATATATAATAAAATGTGAAATTATGGCATTAAAAGATTGGGTTAGACACGAGGGGGAGATAGCTTCTACACCAGCTCCAACATATTCATATAATAATGATGAATCTTTTATCATGTTAGTTAGAGACATACAATATCAAGATGTTAAAACTGGAGGGTATAAAAAATTCCCAACATTATATGATGTTGCTATGGCAAATGGAGGCAAAACGTATATTCCTGTTACAGATAATACAAAATTAGTACAAGATCCACCTAACCCGAAAAACTTTAGATTTTAAAAATGGCATTAAATCCAGCACCAATAAATCCATCACCATTGGGATCACGTAGAAATAGAAAGACGGGAAAACCTAAATATAAACAAGGATATTTTATTCCTCAAAATCCAAATAAATATGTCGGTCAAACTCCAATAGCATATCGTAGTTCTTGGGAACAAGTGTTTTGTAATTGGTGTGATTTAAATGAAAAAGTCGTAAAATGGAGCACTGAGAGTATAGTTATACCATATCAGATATCAGAACTTGATGGGACTGTTAAAAATCATAGATATATTCCTGATTTTTATGTTGAGTTAATATCGCCAAATGATCCAGAAAAACATGATAGAATGGTAATTGAACTAAAACCATTTAAAGATACAAAACCACCAGAACCACCAAAAAGGGAAACAACTAAAATGTATGAAAATTACGCATACTCTATGAAAACATATAAAACTAATTTATATAAATGGGCATATGCTAAAGATTGGTGTGAAAGAAGACATATGAAATTTGTTATTATAACTGAGAACGATTTGATAAATAGAGGCATATTAAAAAATAAAAGTAAAAAATAATGAATTTTTCAGATGAAGTTGCAGCATTATATTTTCAATATAATAAAAATATTAAGCTTATTCGAGACGAATCGACATTGATTATCTTTAACCATATATTTAAAAATCCTAGTCATCAAGTTGGATCGTCTAATGTGAAATTGATGCAAATTGGAAAATTCTATGTAATTAGATATAATTACAATGGAAACAAATTATGGTGTCCAATTATAACTATTCCTCCAATACCAAATAAAAATGAAGAAGGTATATTAGAAAAACAATTAAAAATAATTAACAATAAAAATATATTATATGCTTTAAATTTTGATTATTTACCTACTCAATATAAGGTAACGTTAATTGATACTATTATAAAAAATAACCAAACAAAATATGATAAAAATAAAGATAAAATTGATGCTGGTGGAACAGTAAAAGAAGAATTTAATTTTAAAGTTAATTGGATTTATAACTTCCTTAAAGTTAATGGACAGAAAAATTATGCGATTACCGCTTTTGATTTATCTAAGATAGATCAAGTGTTTGAAATATCATCTACAATCTTAGATAGATTTGTTTTTATAGATACATATTATATCAATAATAGATTAATGTATGACACATTAAGTCAAATAGAAGATGAAAACTTAAGATTAGATTTTACCCACAAAATAAAAATGTATGAAGGTATATTAAAAATGTATGAGGATGATACTGAAAATTTTTTTAAAGCACTTAGGAGCTTCGAAAAAAGTTTAAAATTGTTAGATATTTAATTCGTCATACCAATACCCAAATCTGCTTCAGTACAAGTTTTCATTTCTGCTGATGTGTAATTTAAAAATGTATCACGCATAATTATCAATTTTTATGCAAATATAACACTTTTTTTCTATTAAAAACAAAAGGAGCGAATATTTTTAATATATAAAAGAAAAATTATAAATGGCAACATATAATAGGTATAATCAACCAAACTCGATGTATGAATTTGGTAGAGGTAGTACAGGTAGAGGTTTTAGTAGTAAGTTATTAAGACGATTAAGTAATTTTGGAATGGATGAACAAGAAATGGTTGTTAAAAACAGTCAAGCGATTGGGGCATTTCAAGATACAACAAATTTACTATATGAACCTGGGACTAATATGTATGATTTATTTTCTAAAAAAGTTATTTCTAAGATATTAGAAAAAAAATCAATAGCTTATTTAGATCGTAGATATTTGGACAAAAGAAAAATATTACATCAATATGCAATTAAAGAGGAAATTAAAGATTATGTAACAAGAATAGCAGATGAAGCTATTAATTATGATGATAGTAATTATTTCTGCAAAATTTCGGATCTTCCAGACCAATATGACCAATCTGTTAGAATTAAATATCAAGAAAATTTTAAACGAATATATAATGCATTTTCGTTTAATGATGGTTTAACTGCATGGAATTATATGAAAACATTTTTGATCGATGGATTTTTAGCATTCGAATTGGTTTATGATGATAATCAAAAAAATATAGTAGATTTAAATTTATTAGATCCTCTAACATTAATTGTTGCCGCAGAACCTGGAAGTGGAACGGTTGTTTGGATTCAAAATCCTGATATTCCACAACTTAGAAGGGTTCTACTTGATGCTAATATAGTTTATATATCATATTCTAATAATTTAGATTATGATGAAACATCATATGTAGAAGGTCTCATTAAGCCATATAATCAACTTAAATTATTAGAATTTACCAAGTTGATGTATAATTTAAATCAAGCTACAATATATAAGAAATTTATTATTCCAGTTAATGGTTTAACAAGACAACAAGCAGAACAACAAATTGCCCAATTAATGAGCGAATATCATGAAGATGTTCAATGGGATGATCGTACAGGTATACCTTATATTAATGGGTCTACTAAAATTCCACATTCGAAAGATTATTGGTTTCCAGGTTCTGAACTTGGTACACCAGAAATGGATATAATTCAACCCCAACAAGCTGAATTAAATGAAGACACTACACTACAATGGTTTTATAAAGCGTTAAAAAGAGCATCAAAAATGCCATTTAGTAGGTTAGATGAAGATCAAGGTGGTGGAAATTTTTATGATGATACTGCATCTATTACAATGGACGAAATTCGATTTAAGGATTTTGTTAGACGACTGAGAACATTATATAAAGAAATTTTAATTAAGCCATTAAAAATACAAATGGTTTTAGATTTCCCTGAATTGGAAAAGGATAGATTGTTTGATAGTTTTATTAATTTAGAATTTAATTCAAACGATTTATTTGAAGAATGGAAAAGATTAAATAACCTTGCAAAAAGAGCAGAAATTGCATCAACCTTATCTAGTAATTTACAAGACGCTGAGGATCAGCCATATTTAAGCATTGAATGGATAGTTAGAGAAATTATGAAATTTTCTGATAAAGATATAGAATTAAATAATAAATATAAACAAATGAGTGGTCGTGCTAGTGCTGGTGGTGGCGGTGGCGGTGGCTTCAGTGGAGGCGGAGGTGGAGAACCTATGGGTGGAATGCCTGAAGGTGGTGATATGGGTGGAGCCCAAGACATGGGTGGAGACCAAGGTGGAGCCCAAGGTGGAGACCAAGGTGGAGCCCAAGACATGGGTGGAGCCCAAGGTGAATTTTAAACAAAAAAAAACCATATTAATATGGTTTTTTTTATGAAACCAAAATAAAATAATATATAAAAATAAAATAAAAAGCAATATGGCAATAGATAGAAGAATAGTTTCCATACTATATTATAATGGAATAACTGATGTTAATGAAATAGACAAGTTTATTGGTGAATCGAATGGATATTATCAAGTGGAAATAAATGGTGAAATTAAAAATCTTGAAATACCTGGATTTCATTACAATGAAAAACTATCAACAGAGGAAATAAAAGATGATTTTGGTGTAGATAAAATTATAATCGATTATTATTCATCTGATTTTGATTTAGAGATTGAAAATTATAAACAATTCAAAGTTGATAATATGGATTTAAAAATAAAAACACCAGAAAATGATAATTTAATAATAGTATCAAAAGAGGATTTTAAAGAATCGTATGGGGAAAAATTACCAAAAGAAAAAGATTTATTATTCTTTGAACATTTTTATAGAGTGGTAAATGTTAAAGATGTAGATTTAAATTATGAATTAATAATTGAAAAATATGATCCAATTTTTAATGAAGCTTCAATAACTAACATAATTGATAATTATGATAACCACTCAATTGAAGATAATTTAAATTTGGCTATTAATGCAGCAAAAGAAAACACAAATTTTAAAGTATCAACATTTTCAATTGAAAAACAAATTGAACCAATTGAAACACCAATTGAAACACCAATTGAAACACCAATTGAAACACCAATTGAAACACCAATTGAAACACCAATTGAAACACCAATTGAAACACCAATTGAAACACCAATTGAAAAACCAATTAAAAAACCAAAAGAACCTACAAAAAAAACAACAAAAACTACAACTAAAAAGTCAGAATCTGGCATCATCGATATTATTTAAAGAGAGTTTTTAACTCTCTTTTTTTATTTTAATTTTAAATTTTAAATTTCCAGAATCATAAATTCTATATATTTTACGATCTAACATAATTTCGTGTTCGGTTTTATTTGGATCAAACCCTTGTTTTACTAACATATTTTTTCTATAATTAAATCTATGTTTTCTAACACCAGATATAATATAATAATAATTTGGTTCAGTTTTTCCTATAAAATCAAAACCCAATGTTTCATATAATTTACCTTGACTGTTGCATCTATCAGCATATGTCGTTATTTCTTGTGGATTATAAAATTTAATGAAATATTTAAATAATTTAGATGCGCCACCTACAACATTAGTATTTAATTTATTACAAAACCTAAGTAATTCATATTCATTTTCATTAGTTGATTTTTTACCCATAGCTACTCTACGTTTACCATATGTCATCAAACTAACTAATTCATCATTATAAAATAATCCAATTTTAATTTTTGATCCAACAAAACCTTGTATGTGATTCGTTTCTAGAAACAATTTAACTAGATTATTATCAAAAATCTCTTTAATTTCAGTTTTTCTTGCAAATATTTTATTTTCAGTTTTATTTAATTTATTTAAGATCATAGATTTAACTATATCTTGTTTATATAACCAATCATCCTCATAAATATGAATTAATTGTATTCCTTGTTGTTCACATAATTCAGTTTTATTTAAATGATATTTTTTATGAATATTATTTTCATTGTGCCAAAATAACCCGTTAAATTCAAAGGCGAGTTTTAAATCTGGAATATAAATGTCTAATTCGTATGGTTTAATAATGTTTCTACACGAACTTATTACATCTTTATCATAATTACCTATAATAAAATTATTTAAATTTCTTTCTAATCCAGATATATGAGTCGATCCAATAGGTGAGCATATTGTACACAACTCAACATTTAATTTATATCTAGTATAAAACGCTTTTTTATTGATTTGAAAATTAGAACAACATTTGTCGCAATAATATATGAAATTATCACCATCAATATTTATTAGATTTGTATATTTATTTTTTAATTTTTTCAAAATACCAACATTTATATTTTTCTTAAAATCATTATGTTGAGATATAAAATTAACACCATAGTTAACAAAACATGTTGACTTTTTTTGCATTTTAATGTTTTCTAACTTTGAGATATTATCAACACCATATTTTTCTATTATGGTACGTTTTGATTTTTCTTTAACTATATCGGATGATAACCCCCAACTAACACCATATTTACTTTTAAATGTGTTTATCTTTTTTTCTTTAATGGTATTATTTTGTGAAACATTATCAACACCATATTTTTTTTGTATTGTTTTTTTTGATTTTTCTTTAATATGATTAGATTTAAATACGTTATCAACTCCATATTTTTCTAATATGGTTTTTTTCCTCTTACATTTTTTACACATAAAATATTTTAAAGAATCATTTTTGTATAAAATATTATATTCTGATTCCGATTCTTCGCCACAAACATCACATTTCATTTTTATTTTATAATGACTACCTTTTGTTAACTCGTTTACATTTACATAAATTATATCCTTTATTTTTATATCATTATAAAAATAAATATAATGATTAATGTTTGATTGTGTTATAGTTATTTGAATCTTATCTGATACTATCATATTAATATATATAAATATATATAAGCTTTATCAAAATCAGAATAAACAATTCCAATGTAATTTTAGCAAAAAGTGATATTTTTTAATGAATATATAAAAGAAAAAATAATTAATATGAAACCTGACATGAAACCTGTCTTAATTATTGAACGTTGCATGGACGGACTTAAACCTTTAACAGAATCAGTTAAAAAAGATGATCCATTTATTTTAACGGGAGTATTCACAGAATTTAATATTAAAAATAGAAATGATCGTGTTTATACCGCAGAAAAATTTTTGCCACATCTTGACGAGATGTTATCTCGTAAAAATAAGCTGGGTGTAGTTTATGGGGAGTTCGACCATCCCGATGTTTTTGACACATCATTAGCAAGAGTTTCGCACACAATCGAAAATGCCACATACTTTAAAGAAGAAAATTTAGTAAGAGGTGATATTAGATTACTTAGTACTCAATGGGGAAAAGAAGCGAAAGCGTTGGTAAATGATGGTTGTCCTATTTTTGTTTCGTCTCGTGCTGCTGGAGTTACAGAATCAGATGGTACAGTAACAGTTAAAAAATTATTTACGTATGATGCTGTAGCTGATCCTGGATTTTCATCAGCTCGAATGGAAGTTAAATCCTTAAATGAAAGTTTAGGTTTTAATGAATCCGCCAACTTTAGGATATATGATATGTCCGATGAGTCAAAAATTAATGAATTATTTACTATGAACAACAATGAAGATCTTGTAACAAAAAAACAAATGATCGAGTATAGTAATTATCTAACCGAAGAAATTGAAAAATTTAAAGGATCAATTAACGAAGCTATTACAACTAAAAGCGAATATGATCCCAAAAAGTTAGAAAAAATGCTTGCTTACTACGAAAAACTACATGAACAACAAACCAAAATCGCAAAATATTTAGACTATCTTGCAGAAAAATTACAATTTGTTGTTAATGAAAACGTTGAGTTGAAAAAAACCACAACAAAATTAATTGAACATAACGATTATCTTGCAGAATCTATTGAAACTGTTGCTAACTATTCAGAATATTTAGCCGAAAACTTAGATAAATCTATCGATTATGGAAAATATATTGCAGAAACGTTAGATAAAAATATCGATTTTAGTGAATATATTGCAGAACATGTTGACAAAAACATTAAATACTCTGAATATCTTGCTGAAAATTTAGATAAATCTATTGATTATCAAGAATATATTGCTGAAAATTTAGATAATTCTATCGTTTACTCAGAATATCTTGCTGAAAATTTAGATAATTC